GATGCATACAACATGGATGAAGCTGAGTACGTAGTAGAACGTCATCGTATGACACGTTCACAGATGCGTAGCTTGAAGTCACGTCCTTTCTTCCGTAACGACTCTATTGATGAAGCTATTAAGCTAGGTGAGTCATACGAGAAGAAGTACTGGGAACAAGACATGGAGGATGACTCTACGTACAACACACACCCAGAGCGTTATGAGGTTTTGGAATTTTGGGGTTACGTAGATAGTGAAATCCTAGAGGATAACGGTGTTACTATCCCTAAGGAGTTACGTAACAACGAACAGCTAAACGTAAACGTATGGGTATGCAACGGTAAAGTACTTCGTCTAGTACTTAACCCATTCAAGCCTACACGTATTCCTTATTACTCTGTACCATACGAATTAAACCCTTACTCATTCTTTGGGGTAGGTATTGCTGAGAATATGGATGATACACAGACCCTTATGAATGGGTTTATGCGTATGGCAATCGACAATGCTGCATTATCAGGGAATTTGATCATTGAAGTGGATGAAACCAACCTCGTACCTGGACAAGACCTTTCCGTATATCCTGGAAAAGTATTCCGAAGACAGGGAGGAGCGCCTGGTCAAGGGATATTCGGAACCAAGTTCCCCAACGTTGCTGGCGAGAATATGCAGCTATTTGATAAAGCCCGTGTACTTGCTGACGAATCGACAGGCTTTCCATCATTTGCCCATGGGCAGACTGGGGTTTCTGGTGTGGGGCGTACTGCAAGCGGCATTAGTATGCTCATGTCTGCTGCTAATGGTAGCATCCGTAATGTTGTTAAAAACGTGGATGATTACTTACTTGGGCCTATAGGTAAAGCATTCTTTAGCTTCAACATGCAGTTTGACTTTGATCCTGAGATTAAGGGTGACTTAGAAGTTAAGGCATCAGGTACAGAAAGCTTGATGGCTAACGAAGTACGTAGCCAACGCTTGATGCAGTTCATGCAGGTAGGTGCTAACCCAGCGCTACAGCCATTCATTAAGAGTGACTACATCATTCGTGAGATCGCTAAGAGCATGGACTTAGACCCTGACAAGGTGACTAACTCTTTAGCTGATGCAGCTATCCAAGCTGAGATACTTAAGAAGTTCACTACACCACCCCCAGCGCCTGAAGGTGCCCCTGCAGAGGGTGCCCCAGCTACACCTAGCCCAGCAGCGCAAGGACAAGGGCCGCAGGGAGTAGCTGATACATCAGGTGGCGGTGGTAGTCAGGTAGGAGTAGGAACAGCACCTACACCAGGAGAACAGGGCTTCTCAGGCAATGTATAAACTCAAGAGCTTTGTAAACGATAAAGAAGTGTGGGATGCATTTGTAGAAATGCTGAATGCTAAGATTGCAGTAGCCCACAAGAAGCTAGAGATTGAGAGTACGATGGAGGGTATCTATCGTGCACAAGGTGAGGTGGCAGCACTTCATAGGTTGAAACATTTGAGGGATGAAGTGAATGGCCCGAAAGTCTAAAGCTAAAAAGATGTCAAAGCAAGACCAAGAAATGGAGCTACTGCTTAACGAGCAGGAAGACCCAGTAAGTGGTAACACTGCCCCTCTAGGTGCTAAACCTGAAGAAGTACGTGATGATGTTGAGATCAATGTTAGCCCTAATGAGTTTGTAATCAATGCAGCTACTGTGCGTTACTTCGGTGAAGACTTCTTCCGTGAACTACACGATACTGCTGCTGAAGGTTGGGAACGTATTAAGGAAGGCACAGAGTCACCCTTCCGTGATGATGAACTAGAGACTGTAGAAGAAGGTGAACCTAAAGAAGGTTTTGCTGAAGGTGGTGTTGTACCTAAACCTGTAGGTGGCGGCTATGGTGGCTACGGTGGACGTGGTGCTACATTCACAGGCTTCCAAAGTAAAACATTTGTAAACCCTGAGACAGGGCAGGAAGTTACTATATTCTTCTTTATGGGTCGTCCTTTGTCTCGTATTCCTGATGGCTTCTTTGAGAAAGGTACAGTAGATGTAGCAGAAGATGCTACGCCTTCGACAGCACCTGATGGTGACGATGATGATTATGGTGCAGCACCACAAACAGAGCAGACTTGGCGTACAAAGAACGTAGACGAATGGACTATGGAAGACTTTGATGCGTACAATAAAGCTATGGGGCCAGACGTAAACGCTGGTGAGTTATCGCTTATTGAACGTGGAGTTATTGGTATGGTTGGTGGCGTTATTGGTGGGCCACTAGGTGGTGCTGCACTATTACGTCTAGCTGAGAAAGCAAACCAGAAGCAAGCTGAAGCTGTTGCTACTAAGTCTATGGCAATCATTGAGTCAGGTATCAATCCTGACACGGGTGCAAAGCTTAGTGCATCAGAGCTTACAACTATCAACGGGTCACGTATTAACGCTAATTATGTACAGCAGAATTTAGCACAGCCTACAGAACTACTAGGCGGTAGAATTAGTATTCCAGGTGTAGGTGATGGTGTTACTGAAGAAGAAGTAGTATCACAACAGCAAGCTGTAATCAACGCAGCTAAAGAGCAAGTACAAGCTAAGATTGACTCAGGTATGACACCTGAAGAGGCTAAAGAGGATAGTATCTACGATACACCTGTAGGTGATACTCCAAGTACTTTCTATGGTGGTACTGCTGAGACAGAGACTTCGCTTATTCAAGATGAAGATTTGAGTGACGAGGAGTTTTGGGAAGAGTTTGAAGCAGGTACACCTTCTGGTGCAGCAGCTACGTTTGCAAGCAGTGAACCTGCCCAAGGTGTAGATACTACTAAGTCTACAGGTCTGGCCTCTAAACCCGCTACATCAGACCCAGCACCTGCTGCATCTAAAGCTCAACTACCTACTGACACCCCTGCAGCAAAGAATGCTATAGAGTCAGCAGTACAAGAAGCTTTACAATTCAAAACCTCTGATGAAGTAAAAGCAGCAGAAGATAAAGCATCAGCAGCTACAAGCGACTGGGTTGCAGCTACTAATGCTGCAAAGAATGTCTCTCCTGATGATCCTGCAGCTTGGAATGCAGCCATGCAAGCACAGGCACAAGCAAGTAGAGAAGCTACTGCAGCGATTAAAGAGGCTACAGCAGCTAAAAACAACGATGATGATCCAAGTAACGACTCTAAGAGTGGTTGTGTAATTGCGACACACGGTATTTCTACAGGTGGCTTCAGCGCTATGGATAAAGCTAAAGCTGAACTGTGGTGTGAACGTACTTATCACAATAAGTGGTACGGTGAAGCATTCCGTAGAGGCTATCGCTATGCAGGTCGTAAAGCGATTGAACGTGGTGAAGCAGAAAAGCATTACCAAGAATTTAAAGACTTTGTGTCTTACGGGCGTGGACTAAAGAAAGACTTGAAGTCAGCCCTTAATTACTATAAACGTACAACTCAGTTCTTCTTAACTGGTTTGTTTGTGAAAGACTAAATAACTATAAGGCTACCCAGCTACGGCTGGCCCCACATAAAAAGGAAACACAATGCCTGAACTAGAACAAGTAGAAACACCTAAGAATGCTGGCTTTGTACAGCGAGAATCAAAACGTTCTGCAAACAAGCGTCGAATTGAAGAAGACGAAGCTGAACTAAAAGCTTTGATGGAAGCACGGAACAATGGGCAAGAAGTCGAATCCAGTAGCCAAGGCAGTACGACAGCCGAAGTACAGGATGCAGGTGATACCCAACAAAAAGAAGCCAACGCTGAAGGTGAAGCACAAAAAGAAGAGAACTTAAGCTCTGAAGAAAAGACTTACAAGAAGCGTTACAGTGATCTACGTAACCATCTTAACAAGCAGTCTGAAGAGATCAAAGAACTAAAAGAGCTTCTACAGAATGCACAAAGCAAAGGTGACATCCGTGGCCCTGCTAGCGATGAAAGCATTGATGCATGGGCTAAGAAGTACCCACAGATTGCTTCTATCGTAGAGACTATTGCCGATAAGAAAGCAGCAGAAAAGTTTGCACAAGCAGATCAGCGTCTTGCAGAGATTGACAAGATGACTGCAGATGCAAATCGTACTAAAGCGGAGAATGAGATTCGTGCTATTCACAGTGACTTTGATGACTTGCGTTCTAGTGATGCTTTCCACGACTGGGCAGGTGAACAGCCTAAGTGGGTACAGGATGCCTTATATGAGAACCAAGATGATCCACGATCAGTAATACGTGTGATTGATCTATATAAAGTTGACAACGGTATGGATGCTAAAGGTGCTAAGCGTAACACACGTGATGCTGCATCTGCTGTTGCAACTAAACGAACAACACGTGTAGACGCTGAAGATACTTCTGGTACATTCCGTGAATCACAAGTACAGAAAATGTCTACACAAGAATACGAATCTAACTCAGATGCTATCATGGAAGCTATCCGTAGTGGAAAGTTTGTATATGATATTTCTGGTGGAGCACGTTAAAAAAGGGATTGACAATACATAGACAGTTAGTATAACTATGTATGTTAATGAGTGAAGGTGCCTTACTTAATGTAACTACCACCTTCACAAACACTATGAGCCAAACAACTAAGATAAGACTTACCTGAACTACTATAGGCCCGTCAGTAATTAAGCTAGGCCAAGCTTACTACTCTCGCACCCTAGAACGTCAGCCTCTTACATAGGGTTTGGGCTTACTTAAAACATAAGCCAAACAAACATCTAGGAGGATACAATATGGCTTTCGCAAAGGCTGGTGGTTATGGAAACCTGCCAAATGGCAATTTCTCACCCATCATTTACTCCAAGCAGGTACAACTTGCTTTCCGCAAATCCACTGTAGTGGGCGATATTACTAACTCTGATTATTTCGGGGAGATCGCAGCACAAGGTGATACAGTGAAAATTATCAAGGAGCCTGAAATTTCAGTGTCGTCATATAACCGTGGCACACAAATTACAGCGCAAGACCTTGATGATGAAGACTTTCAGTTGACTGTCGATAAGGCTAACTATTTTGCCTTTAAGATGGACGATATTGAAGAGGCTCACAGCCACGTCAACTTTATGCAACTTGCAACAGATCGTGCAGCATACCGCCTAGCGGATCAGTACGACCAAGAAGTACTAGGTTACCTATCAGGTTACAAGCAATCAGCGTTGCACTCACAAGCTGATACTGTAAATGACCAAGTAAACGGTACTAAAGCTGTAGCAACTGCAGGTTCTGACGAACTATTGTCATCAATGAAGTTGAACAAAGGTGACTTTGGCAACATCACAACAGCGTCTGCTGGCGATCATTCGATCCCACTAGCAGCACGTTTGCCAGGTGCAACAGCACTTCCAACTGCAACTGCTTCACCAGCAATGGTTGTAGCACGTATGGCACGTTTGCTTGATCAACAGCAAGTTGACAAGAACGGACGTTGGCTTGTAGTTGACCCAGTGTTCATGGAGCTTCTAGCTGATGAAGATTCACGTTTCTTCAATGCAGACTTCGGTGATTCAGGTGGTCTACGCAACGGTCTAGCCGTTTCTAACTTCCATGGTTTCCGTGTCTACACGTCTTCAAACCTACCAGCAGTAGGTACAGGCCCAGGTACAACTGGTACTGCAAACCAAAACACCAACTATGGTGTTATTGTTGCTGGTCATGATTCTGCTGTAGCAACTGCTGAGCAGATCAACAAGACTGAAACATACCGTGACCCTGACTCATTTGCAGACATCGTTCGTGGTATGCACCTATACGGTCGCAAGATTCTTCGTCCAGAAGCAATCACTACAGCTAAATATAACTTGGCGTAAGGGGGGATTGAATTATGACACCTAACGG